ATATCGTCTGGCTCTGATATGGGGATTAGGTGACCTTTAACTAACCAAAAAAGTCTATTGGCTTCTTTTCTTACAAACGGTGAACACATTGGACTCTCCCTACTGTAATTGTATTTACATTGGCAGTAGGATGTTAGCGTAAACTTAGGGTATTTTTAGCCAATCAAGAATCCGTAGCCAACGCCGCCCGGAACTGCCATTGAAACTTCTATTTCTAATTTTTCCATCTCAGCTTGTGCTTCAGCTTTTAGTGTGTCGCCATTGAGAGTTGATCCGCCTTGTGGACCAGCAATGGTAGCAAACTTACTACGTGCTTCTCCTAGCATATATTTGCATGCTGCTAGTGTGTAATCTTTGATCCATTGTACAGCTAGGTAATCATTTAAAATTTCACTGTCTGGACGATAGTTGTAACAATAAAGTAATAATTCTTCTTCTGCTCTAGGACGCTGAAGTAGTGTAAGTTTTTTAGTTGTATTATTCCACTTGAATTCAATAAAGCTGCCAAACATTCTGCCTACTAATTCTTGGTGCTGAGCAAATAAATCATATGTTGCTAATCCGCCTAGCTTAGAACCTGAAAGTAAGTATGTGTTTGTATAAGCAAGGTTAAACGGTTCAAACAAACTTCCGCCGTCTCCGCCACCTGTGCGTGAACCTATACTTCTGCGAAATAGCTTGCGTACTTCTATCACTTCGTTTGGTAATACATAATCATTTTGATCTACAACCGTTGTAAGAAACATGTATGATTCTTCCACAGCATGATCACTACGCATCCTATAACGTGTTAATGCTTTATTTAAGCCTGTTTGATAGTGTATAGGATCAAGTTCAACATCAACCATTCCGCCACCTAGAAAGGTGTTAACATAATCATATACTTCTTGTTTTTGTGTCGCTAGTGTCATATGAAGTTCTCCAATAGTATTTATCTTAACGATAAATATGTATAACGAATAGGAGAACAGTTATCCCACGTCTTAGCTTATATAAACCAGAACGCGGAAACGATTACCATTTCTTAGACAACCAAATCCTAGAAATGTTTACTATCGGCGGCACAGATATTAATATCCACAAGTTTCTTGGGGCTGAAAATCCTGATGAAGGCGAAGGAACTGCTGACCAGCCAACATACGATGCTGTAAAAGAAACTAATATACAAGACTTACTATTCTTAGAAAATAGAGACAGAAAGTATGATCCAGATGTATACAGTATGCGTGGCATTTATAATGTCCAAGATATAGACTTTGATCTAAGTCAGTTTGGATTGTTTTTAAGTAATGATACACTTATGTTAACTATTCATATTAATTCAAGTGTTAAGACACTAGGTAGAAAAATTATGTCAGGAGATGTAATCGAACTACCGCATTTAAAAGATGAATATGCGCTAAACGATTATAGCTTTGCACTAAAGCGTTTTTATGTTGTAGAAGATGTTAATCGTGCAGCAGAAGGATTTAGTCAAACTTGGTATCCGCACTTATATCGCTTAAAATTAAAGCAAATATACGATGGACAAGAATATGCAGAAATATTAGACTTACCTGCAGAAGAAGGTAGCGATAATACACTGCGTGATTTGCTGTCAACTTACGAAAAAGAAATGCAAATATCAAATGCAGTAGTTGCACAAGCAGAATCCGACGCTCCTAAAAGTGGATATGATATTAATCATTATTACACAGTAAGTACCAATGACGACGGTAGTGTAGCATTACAGACAGCAGATGATACAGACATTGAAGCAAGCAATATTAATAGAACAACTGACGAGGTTGTAAGTAGACCAGAACGCGAAGGCTATACCGGATACCTAGTTGGTACTGGTGATAGTGCTCCAAATGGTGCTCCATTTGGTTTTGGTATACAATTTCCAACTAACAACGAAAGCGGCGACTATTTTTTACGTACAGACTTTTTACCAAATAGAATGTTCCGTTATGATGGCACACGTTGGGTTAAAGTACAAGATGATATTAGAATGTCACTCAGCAACACACTTGAAAGACAAACCTACAAAACATCATTTATTAATAATACTAAATCGAGTCAAATTGACGGCGAAACTGTTCAAGAAAGACAGAGTTTGTCTAAGGCACTTCGTCCAAAGGCGGATAACTAATGCAGCATTTTTATGACGGACAAATAAGAAGATATCTTACGCAAATGATGCGTATACTTGCAAACTTTCCTGTACAAGACGGCAAAGGTGCGCAAAAAGATGTGCCTGTGACATACGGCGATTTAACTCGTCAAGTAGCAAATATTATTAGAGAAAATAGTGAAAATAAGTTACCCAGTGCGCCGCGTATTGCAGTATATCTAACTGGCTTAGAACTAGACAAAGACAGGCTAACTGATTCAACCTACACACGTAAAACTAATATTAGAGAACGTGCATATGATAGTGATGCAGGTGAGTATTTAAATACACAAGGTAAAAATTATACAGTTGAACGTTTAATACCAACTCCATATATCATGCGTATCAATGCGGATATCTGGACAACTAATACAGATCAAAAATTACAATTATTAGAGCAAATATTAGTATTGTTTAATCCTAGCTTAGAAATGCAAACCACAGACAACTTTATTGACTGGACTAGTATCAGTGTTGTTAATTTAGAAAATGTACAGTGGAGTAATAGAAGTGTTCCAGTTGGTGTAGACAGTGAGATAGATATTTGTACTATGACATTTAGTATTCCTATCTATATTAGTCCGCCTACTAAAGTTCGTAGAATGGGTGTTATTACAAATATTATTACAAGTATGTTTGACGAAACACTAGGAGATATTGAATCAGGAGTCAGTGCTCCTATCCTAAATGCATATGATGATGTGCCACGTGCAGGAATTGCAGAAAATGAATTTGGCAGAAAAGCTCAATCTGAAACAGCGGCAGAAATGGCAAATGTAAACTATAATACATACGGAGCATTTATAGACGGCAATAACATACAATTATTTTCTAATGGCATGGTCGGTAATAAAAATTGGAGAGAAATATTCGAAGCACTACCTGGAACTTATGCCGCTGATGTAAGTCGTATATTCTTTACTAGTCAGGATAATTCTAAAACAGTTACTGGAACATTTACACTAAGTCCGTTTGATGAAACTGTAATTCTAATGAATTGGGATACAGATAGTTTTCCAAGCGATACTGTAATAAACGGACGTACAAGTATTGACTATATCATTGACCCAACAAATTTTAATCCAAGTAATATTAAAACTAGTGGTGTAAGGTTATTATTATTAGAAGATGTAGGAAATGAAGATGCTACAGAATCACCAGTAGCTTGGCAAAATAATGATCTTAGTGCAACAGTGGCTAGTGCAAATGATATTATTGAATGGAATGGATCTAGATGGAATACTGTATTTGATGCTAGTGCTGCTACAACAATTACATACACTACGAATTTAAACACAAACGTTCAATACAGATTCAACAATAACGAATGGTTAAAGAGTATTGATGGAGATTATCCAGTTGGCACCTGGAGAATTGAACTGGCTGGCTAATTATATGTATGAGCGATCTTATTACATGTAGCGGTGCGCTATTTTATACATTAGACACAAATAGATTTCTTTTCTTGCACAGAGCGCAAGGTAAGCGAAATAATATGTGGGGATTAGTTGGCGGCACAAATGAAGGATCCGAAACTCCTTGGGAAGGCTTAAAACGAGAAATCGAAGAAGAAATAGGATTTTTGCCAGAGATCAAAAAAACACTACCTTTAGAAAGCTTTGTGTCTCCTGATAGTAGATTTCATTTTCATACCTATCTATGTGTTATAGGAAATGAATTTATTCCTAAACTTAACATCGAACATGACGGATATGCTTGGTGTAGTTTTACTAAATGGCCAAAGCCTTTGCATCACGGATTGCGCAATACACTTCAAAGTAAGGTTAATTTAAATAAGTTAGAAACTGTATTTAAAACTATCAACTTACTTGACAATTAACCTAAAAGATTGTATAATATAAACATGAAAGTTTTAGTTCTTGGCGACATAATCATCGACACATATATTTACGGTACTAGTTCACGTATTAGTCCCGAGGCTCCTGTTCCTGTTGTAACATATAAACGTGAAGTTCAAACAATTGGTGGCGCAGGACTTGTATACGAAAATCTTAAAAGTTTAGGTGTTGATGTTGAGTTAGTTGACATTTTTGACAAAGCAAGTGTTAAAACTAGAGTAATTTGTGACGGGCATTATGTCACACGCATTGATGACGATTATCACGCAGACAGCAAACAATACCTTGATTATATTCTATCACGAGATTTTAGTGATTACGAGTATGTTATCCTAAGTGACTACAACAAAGGCACACTAGACGAATCTTTAAAAATCATCGAACATCTAAACACGTTTGGATGCAAAGTAATTGTAGATCCTAAAGAACATGCAAATCACTACAAAGGTGCTTGGCTTGTAAAACCCAACTACAAAGAGTTCGGCGACTTTGGATTTACTAACTGGCAAGATAATATCATTACAACCAATGCTGGCGATAATGTAGTTGCTAATATAGACAACGTAGTATATGACATCGCTGTTGACGCAGTAGAAGTAAACGATGTCACAGGCGCTGGCGATTGTTTCCTAGCAGCATTTGTATACGGGCTTACAAAAGAATATACTTATGAAAAATGTTTACAACTAGCAGTAAAGGGCTCTACTAAAGCAGTTACACATGTAGGCACATATACGCTTGCTGTAAGCGATTTAGAAGATCGTGTAGTGTTTACTAACGGAGTGTTTGATATACTACACACGGGTCATTTTGAGCTCCTAGCAAAGGCAAAATCGCTTGGTAATAAACTAATTGTAGGCATCAATTCAGATGCAAGTGTACAGAGATTAAAGGGCAAAAATAGACCTATCAATAATTTAGGCAAACGTGTAAAACAATTAGAAATGCTACCGTGGGTAGATGAAGTTCATGTATTTGAACAAGACACACCTTACGAAATAATTAAACACATACAGCCTGATTTGATTGTTAAGGGTGGAGATTATACTGTTGAAACTGTTGTAGGACATGATTTGGCGGAAGTATATCTTGTGCCTACAGTAGAAGGTTATTCAACAACAGAAATTATTGAGAAAAGCAGATGAAAATATTAGTTACAGGAAACCAAGGATTTATTGGTAAAAATATTGCAAGCTATTTGCAACAACAAGGACACGAAGTAGAAGGTTGGGAATGGGAGCCAGGTGTGCTTCCGCATACCGAAGGCTACGATTGGTGTATACACTTAGGTGCTATTAGTTCAACTACATACACAGATGTTGATCAAATATTAGAACAGAATTTTGAGTTTAGTGTTAGACTTGCACAAATATGTGAAAATTTTGGTACTAATTTACAATATGCATCCAGTGCAAGTGTATATGGACCAACAGATCATTTTACTGAAGATGGTCCGTTGTTGCCACAATCACCTTATGCTTGGTCAAAGTATTTGTTTGATAGATTTATAAATCAATACATAGATGAATTTGCAATTAAAATACAAGGATTTAGATATTTTAATGTATACGGCGAAGGCGAAGAACACAAAGGTGATCAAGCAAGTCCTTATACTAAATTTGCATATCAAGCTAAAGACAACGGTGTAATTAAGTTATTTGAAGATAGTAATAATTATCTTAGAGATTTTGTATGTGTAGACGATATATGCAAGCTCCATGAAAAAATGTTTGATGTAGATCAATCAGGTATCTTTAATGTAGGCACAGGACGTCCTGTAAGTTTTGAAACAGTAGCACAATCTATTGTTAACAAGCACGGCGGTGATATTGAATACATACCAATGCCAGAGAACATAAAGTCGCAATACCAGAAATATACTTGTGCAGACTTGACTAATTTAAATAGTGTAGTAGATATGCAATGGGTAAACATAGAGGATTATATTAATGGAAAATAATGAACCAACTAGATTAACTGGTGTTGTTCCCAAAGGATGGGGATATGAATTAATTTGGGCAACCAATGACAAATACTGTGGTAAAATTATGTTCTTTGAAAAATCAAATGCTAAGTTCAGCATGCACTTTCATAAAGAAAAAGACGAAACTTGGTTTGTTAATACTGGAAGATTTAAAGTTAGATGGATTGATACATCCAACGCAGCACTATATGAAAAAGAACTTAAAGAAGGCGATGTATGGCACAATCCTCCGTTACAGCCTCATCAATTAATTTGCTTACAAGAAGGTTCAAGTATTACAGAAGTAAGCACTGCTGATAGTGTTGAAGACAATTATAGAGTTGCTCCTGGTGACAGTCAAAAGACACAAGTCGAACCTAATCTAAATCCCGAGAATCAAGATGGTTGATATTTATTGGGGCGATGATGTATCGAGTCCAAATTATATTGCACCTAAATGTGTAATTGGGCTTGACAGAGACGGCGTTATCAATGTTGATCGCGGAACATACACATGGAAAGGCACTGATTTTGAACCTATTGACGGTAGTTTAGAAGCAGTTGCCAAACTACGAAAGTTAGGTCATAAAATTGCAATTATTACCAATCAAGGAGGCATTGAACACGGATTGTTTACTGAGCAAGATGTCGATGCTCTGCACACATATATGTTAGAGCTTTTGGGTAAAGCAGGATGTCCTAGCATTGATGCTATTTACTATAGTGCTAGCAGTCATAAATCTGATATGTATGCAAAGCCTAACACAGGCATGTTTAAAAGATGTCAAAAAGAATTTCCTCATATTAAATTTAATAAAGGTTATTATGTAGGTGATAAATTAAGTGACCTAAAAGCTGCCCATAAAATAGGAGCAAAGCCTGTACTTGTGCGTACTGGATACGGACTAGAAACTGAAAAAAGTCTAAGTAAATTTTCTTATCGTGATATAAAGAAAAAGACCATCATATTTGATGATCTTAGTTCTTTTGCAGATTGGATAGAAGCACGTTAGGCTTGTGCTTCACCCCATCTTAGAATAATATTTGAATTAATATCAGCGCCACTAACCTTATACACGTTAATAGCTAATACATCTGGACCATTTGGGAATGTTCCTCTACCACCTAGTGGAGTGTTTGTAAGTTCTTTCAACTCAGCCAATGATAGTGTCGAACGTTCTCCAGGCACAGCAATAAATGAGAACACAGTTTCTCCAGGTTGTGCATACGGAGGTTGTTCAAATGTAAATTCAAGTGTTCCTGATCCATTTGCAAGTGTACCACTAAAGTTGTTGTTGAACTGTACTTCGTAATATGAAGTTCCGCCAAATTCCTTTAATTCAACACTGTTGACCTGTGAGTTTGCAGGAAAGTTTACTGATCCGCCTGATGTTGCAGCAGTTCCTACTTTTGCGCCAGCAGCCGTAAAAGAAGCTACTGAAAAATAAGCAAAGTTTCTGTCTACTAAACTAACAGGGTTAAGTGAGACAGTAAATGCATCCACTGTGCCTTGCGGTATCCCGTTAGTAGTTCTATTGGACAATCTAAACCAACCATAGCTGCCGTTGCTGTCAACTCTTGCATCTATGATTGTTGTGTTAGATGGAATATTAGTTCCTGTTATACTTTTACCAATTACCAAACTGGTTTGATTTGAACCAAATACTGTTCGATAGTCACTAGCATCAATAGGAATATAATTATTGCTACCCCAGTTTCTTGTTGGATTACTGTTGATTGTACCAGAAATCACACCAGATGCAGTTGCAGTAGTAGTTGTCGCAGCAGCTCCTGTACTCCATACAACAGAACCGCCAGCTGCAACTTCTGCAAAACTTGGTTGTCCACCTTGGGCAACACCGCTTAGACCTGACCAACCAACGTCATCTGGATTTAATGGATAGTTTTGAGGATTTAAAATGCCTTCAATAACAATGCCGCCTGCGCCTGTATCTGATGTAACTTCGATACCTTGTAGTAGTAACTGAGCTCTGTTTAGTAGTTCTCTTTCTCCTAAATCTCCAATTAGAGCATTGCTCACACTTGGTGCTAGTCTAATCATAAACGCTGTTTGTTTGGTTGTACTAACTGTAAGTGCGGTTTCTGCGTATGAGAAAATATAACCTCTATCTTCGTCAAATCCGCCGTCTGTAATAAACGCACTACCCCAGTGACTAATTAATGGTGTAATAGACTGTGATATGAGTACAACACCTGTTCTATCAGTGTGTGTTGCTGCAAGACCTGCTGTGTATGTTCTTGTTGCTCCAGCTTGGAAATTAGTAAATGTTGCTCCTCTAACAACACCAGTTAGTGTATTAGTAGCCTTATTATTTGCATTAAACGTAATAATTTCATTATCGATATAAAGTGTACCTTTGTCTGGGAAGAAACTACTATCAACTAACGGAACAGTAACTTGTGTTGAATCCATTGCTGCTACTAGCTTACCACTCGGGCCTTCGTTGGTAACTTCATAACGCACAGGCAAGTTACCTGAACGCATAAACGCTTCTGTGTTTACGTTTGAGTTACGCATTCTGTGCGCAAATACAAAGTTACCATCTGCGCCACGTAGCATAAAGTCGATAAAACCAGCACCATACCAACTGTATTGAATACCAATCATCTGCATCTTAGCAATATCAATATCATAACCACTAGGTCCAGTTCCGTCTAATCTATCTAAGTTAAATTCACTCTGCTTAACTTTTTTATCTACAATCAAGTTTGCTTTAGCACCTGTAATATCTACTACACCTCTCCAGTCTGGTGTAACTGTTATTTCAGTTTGGCTGTTGACATGACTTACAACGTGTGTCATACCTTTGATAATAATTCTGTCGCCTGCTTTAAGCTGATCGGTAAATCTAGTAGTATCGCCTGTTACCAAGTTGTTATCAACTTCTAATGAAATAGTTCCTGCAAGCTGTCTAGTACCTGTACGTTGGTTTACACTAATATTAGTGCCGTCGTATTCCCAGAAGATGCCGTTTTGGTCGTCAAATATACCCGAACGTACTGTTGCGCCGTGCCATGCAACAACACTCATTTGTGAACCAAATCCTAAGATTGCTTCAGTTGCACCTAGTCTACGTTGCGCACGAATTTTAAATGTGCGTTCGTCTACTACTTCTTCTACAGTATAATCAAATGTTGGCGGTACAGCAGTTTCAGAACCACTGTTATAACCAGGTGTTTCAACACCAAGTATTCTTATAATACCATCTTCTTGAACACCATGATCATTATCATCAGTTACTACAGTAATAAGCGAGCCTACTTCTACATCTTCAGCTGTTAAACTACGCAAGTCGTAGCTTGGTGCAAATAGAGCACCAGTGGTATACATAATGCCTTTACCTGACTGATATCTAATATATTTTTTACTTTGACGTATTGCTTGTGCACCGTGCTGCGGTCCGCCTGTACCAAGTTGTACGCCGCCGTCATATGGTCTGTGAATAAAGAAACTATCAGGTCTTGGATATACTTCGCCTTGTATATCAGTTCCTGTTACATCAATTGAACCTGGCGCTCTTACTTGGAAACGTAATTTATTTATTTCAGGAATATCTGTTGCAATATAAGAACCAGCAGCTAATTGATGATTGTTACTATCGTCATCTGAACTTACACTGGTAATAAATGTACTACCAGGAACTAATCCGTGTGCGTTAGTAAATGTTGCTTCAATTGTAGCAAGAGCACTAAACGTAATCTCATCATCTAATGCTATAGCACCAGTAGTTGCTTCTGTCATAGTTACTGTAGATATTAAATCTGCACTTGTACCGACAGCTGCTTCGATTGCGTCTGTGCTAAATGTTAACACGCCGCCTGTTTCATTTACACTACCAACACTTATAAGAATATCATTTAAAGGACTAACGCCATCTACAAGTGACGCTTCAATTTCAAGCCTATTTCCTACTTCATATCCTGTTCCTGGAGAAGTAATAGTAAAATTAGAATAATTGCCAGCATCTCTAGTAAGACTAAATGTAGCACCAACTCCGTCTGATGTATTATTTGTGCCTACTATATCTATATATGTTCCTAATGGAACATAACCAGTACCTGAAGTTGATATACTTGTAATTTCACCATCTTCTAAGTCACTAATAGAATCAATACTAATTGTTAAATCATTTGCTGGCGATGTTCCGCCAAATAATGTACCTGAAACAGTATGTGTTTGTCCAACGTTGTATCCGCCGGCACCTGGATCTGATATTGTAGCATTTAATGTACCGTCTTGATTTTGGTCAACATTGAATGTTGCTCCAGTCGGTGTAACATTGTTTCCAGGTAACCCTGATAATGTGTCGCCATTATATGTGGTGCCAACTTCTGTGGTTACAGTAATGTCTCCACTTCCGCCAACATTGTCAATAGTAATTGTTAAATCATTGGCTGGTGATGTTCCGCCGAGAGTTGTTCCTGCAACAGTAATTGTTTCTGTTGGGAGGTAGTTGTTACCAGCGTTTGTAAATGTTGTTTGATAAGAATCACCAGTTACTTGTACATCAATAACTGCTCCTGTGCCGCTTGCAGTTGTTGAAGTATACGCAACACTAGTGTATGTTTTGTTTATTGCAGGTGCAGAACCTGCAAATGTAATTGTTTCAATAGATCCTATAGCAGAAACTGTATCTATACGGAAAGTACTATCGCTGTTTCCTGCTGATAATGTAACTACATCAAAAACTGTATATCCTGATCCTGTCGCTGCAATCACTGCACTTGCAACTTCATCAGTGTTGACTGCATCTGTTGTAATAGTTAGTGTTAGCCCAGATCCAGTTCCTCCGGTAGTATTAACAGTTGTGCCGTCTGAATATCCTGTACCAGCTGTTACTAGTGATACAGAAGTTGTAACACCTGCTTGGGTGCCAACAGCGTCTACTGATATAAATGCACTACGTTCTGGTCCGCTATATCCTGGAACAAGTGTGTCTGCTGTTATTTTAAGAACATCACCTACTTTGTATCCTGAACCTTTTTCAGTTGAAGATACATCAAGACTGTTGTATACTCCGTTTGCAAAAGTAATATTAAATTGCGCTTCTGTGCCTAAACCACCTGTGAATGTAGCGGGTTGATCTGCTAGATAAACGTCATTGTCAAAGTATAAGCCAGAAATTGATGCAGTAGCAATTGAGTTGTCACTACCTACACTATCAACTATAATCGTTGCATCATTTGCAGGTGTTGCTCCGCCAAGATCAGTGCCGAGAATTGTTATTCTATCACCAACTTTATAGTTAATGCCGTCGTTTTCAATAGCAGTTAACACATAAGTAAACGACGAATCTGACGAATGTGATATGTCAAATTTAGCAAGAGACCCGACATTAGGATCGTTGTCAGGCTGGACACCAGTATATATATTACGATTGCCTACAATGGTAGTTGTAAAGTTGCCGTCAAATGTAGCAGTATTTCCTGTAACATCATTGATGTATATAGCATTGCCGTCACCACGGTCAATTGCTAGATTTTCCACTACTCCAGAAATACTTTGGAACTCCATCTGGTTTTGTCCAGCGGCAGTATTAGAAGCAGTTAATGGTGTAACATATGTTCCGCCGCCTGCACTGTTATCGATAATACCAGTAACCTGTGAACCTAAAGGTATGTTTGCATTTGTTAACGGAGATCCAATCTCTGGAGCTGTGCCATCAAATGGAATAATATTAGAACCCGTTAAAACTCCTAGTTGTGTAAACAGTGAGCCTGCGCTGCCGTTACTAGCAATTACAAAATTAGGTGTTCCAATACTTGCTCCTGTATAAAAGCCAGCTTGTCTTAGCTGTGTATATGTTGTAGATAATGTTGTTGGATTAACTGTACCAACTTTAGATTTTGCATAATATTCAAAAGTAGTATCACTCGGTACATTAACAATTACAAATGAACCTTCTGCTCTAGCAGCACCATTAACACTGTCTTCAAGTGCTTTAATAGTTATTGGTGTACCTACTGAAAAACCATGAGGTGTAACAGTAGTAACTGTAATTTTACTTTGACCAATTCCTTCAGTGCCAGCACTTGCATCAGTTACAACAGATGTTACTTGTGTGTCTGTTCCTGGTATTTCATATACACTAGGATAACCACGCATTGCTGCAATTGCTGCCCATTTAGTAGGCTGTAGTCCGTATTCAAAGTCAGCGTCAAGCATTGATAGTGCAGGTGCTACTCGCATACGTTCAATAGCATCTGTGCCAAAGTCATATGGTCTAGTAGTTACAACACTTCTTCCATTTTCAAGTCTTTCTACAAATACTTGTATTTCGTCGGTTGCACTATGAGAACTAGTATCATAATTAAATTTAACAAGTGTTATACCATCAGTGGTTTCTAAGTATTTAGGAAAGTCGGGATCTACTGCAATTTGATCGTTTGTAATTTCGACTGTAGCACCCGAAGTTACATTAGTAAAATTGTATATTACTTCACTCTTGGTGCTATTGGTTACTAATAGTATTTCGTCGATGCTGTACTTGCCTTGCATTCTAAGTGTACCTACACCTGACATTAGTAATTTAGGTAGTGCATTAAGTCCATTAGTAATAACGTCTACAGTATTAAATGCAAGGGTATTAATCTTAGCACTTGGTCCAGCAGTTACACTATTTGCTAGTGCGCTTGAAAATGTGTGAACACTAGTATCAGAACTTATGCCTACATTAGCAGTTATTGTAGTCGAAGTTACTGATTTAACAGTAATAGGAGCATAATAGTAAGGATCTTTGCCTTTTGCATTAGGGACACCGGAAGCTCTTGGATACGGATGCAATGTTGCTCCGCCATCTAACGCACACGTAAATGTTATGCCGCCTGGCGCAATATGTATTTCATCGCCAACTGCAAGACTATGTGAGCCTATTGTTATAGACATGTCACCTGTTGCTGGATTATATGTTGCGCCAGTTGGAGTAAATTGTGCAGTATTTTCACTTGCACTTCCTTCTGTAGTTTGTGCAACTTCTGTATTATCAGCATCATAAGCTACTTGCGCAAATATATTGTCTTTAATTAAATTACCAATAAATGTATGTGTTTGTATTTCAGGTTGTCTGTCTCCGTCAACTTGTGCAACACCTTGATCCCAATAATATTTTATTGTATTATAAAGTTTTTCATTGCCGCCGTATCGTAAGTCATTCAAGTATGCATCAATTACATAGCCAACATCTCTTTCGCACTTTGCTTGATTGTATGTATAACCTACAAATCCAGCTGCGCCAGCTGCTACTTGGGCAGCTATCCATGCTGTTGCTTCTTTTTGTATAAATGTTTTATTTGCATTTAATAGGCTATATGCATTTGGAAATTTATTTCCCGTTGCACCAATGCCTGGTTTAAATACATAATTTTTTATCTGCGTCTTTGCCATGTTTTATAATCCAAATGCTATTGATAATGCCAGTGCTGTACTGTCTACATATTGTTTGTTAGATACTTGTATATCAGTAATAGGTAAATTTGATACTGATGCCGTAGTAAATGCTGCTGTCGATGGTGTTGTTGCTCCTATTGGCGTATTATTTATAGTACTGTTATTTATAGTAACCGAAAGTCCTTCCGAACTTATATCGCCTATTTTTATCTCGTCAATTTTGAGGATAATTTTGTTTACTGCACTTAATTCTAAATTAGTACTAGAACTTAATTTAGGTATTCCTATACCAGCTGTTGCTAGTTCTCCCCCAATAAAAAAGTCTTTTTCAACACTTGCGCCACCAGCAACAGTCAGTGCTCCTGTAGTTGCACTAGTTGCATTAGCAGTAGAGTTAACATCAATAGTACTGAATTGACCTAGTGGGTCAACTACATTAATTGTTCCAAAATTATTTTTTAGAGTATCAGCATAATATAATGTATTAGGTGCGCTTGTAGGTACTGCCCATCTTAATGTCCCGGTTGTTTTGAGTTGTGCGGCTGCTCCACTACTACCATCAGAATGTGTTATTCCTGTACTATACTGCAAGGAATCAAGAGCGTTTCCGACTAGTATTTGAAATGCTAAATCTGGTACATCAAGACCAAAGGTATATACTTCGCCTCTAGCAATTGTAATAGTAGGATTTCCCGAGGCGCCTAGTTCTGCAATAATAAAATCATTATCAACGTCGGTAACTGTAAAATTTACAAATCCTGCCTCTACTTCTGCATCGTTATCTGCACTACCGGTAATGATAGAAGTAGCAACAATGTTACCTTCTGCATCAACAGAAAATCCTGGTCCTTTAAATCCGTATTCTGATTCAAATGGTGTATTCAATACCGGCATTTACATTCTCCTATATGTTATTTATCTGACTCTAGCTTTAGACTACAAGAGGAGTTTGTGTATGATAATATTGTGCTGTATAAATGACTTTGGTTCCTGTATAATCTTGTGCAAGGATATTGGCGGCTGGATCGGCTACGACGATCTTAGGATTTAAAATAACGTCTACATAACTATCATTAACTGTTGCGCTCACAGTTAAGATATCGTTAGCTGTATTATTTCTAGCATATACTACTACACTAGCTGTATCTTTGGTTGCCGTAACAGCTATTTTTATAAGCTCTTTATTGTTAACATCAAAGTCGGCACTTATAGTATAATCTACACTAGCAAAATTTCCTACATGCCACCTGTCTAGCAAAGTGTCTGTATACACTTGTTGCCAGGGACCATTGTGACTGGTCCCTGCATTGTTCTTAAACAATAATGTATTTTTTAATCCGTCTGTTAAATATTTCTTTAAGTTTTGCATTTCGTGCCCCTATTTGTAATATTTATCAGTTTTTTACAGTAATTAATTTACCATACTCCGGAAGATACAAATATTCAATATCACAATTATCTAGTGTACGCACAGCATCATCTAATGTTTCTACCAACGGCTCACCGCCTAAATTAAAGCTTGTATTAAAGATAATTGGGCAACCAGTTTTTTCTTTGAATGCTTTGATAATATCATAGTAATGTGGATTTTGTTCTCTAGTAACTGTTTGTATTCTGCAAGTTCCGTCTACGTGAATGATAGCAGGGATCTTGTCTTCAATACCAGGTTGACAGTTTACAGCATACATCATTGTAGGAGAGCTTTCCATACCACGTAGGTCAAACCATTCGTGTACATCTTCTTCTAATATGCTGCCTGCAAATGGACGGAAGTATTCTCTGTGTTTTACGCTGTTAACAAAGTCCTTGCCATTTGGATCAGTTGGGTCATACATTATACTTCTGTTACCTAATGCACGTGGGCCATTTTCTGAACGTCCTTGGAATAATGTTACAATATTTCTATCAGTCATTAATTTAACAACATCTTCTTTGGAAGCGTCTGTAACTTCTGCGTTATATGTTTGTGCAATATTATTAATATCTTCAGTTGTATAAGTGTGTATTGGGCCTAGGTACACATCTGTTGCTTGAGGTTTGACTTCTGTACTTTCTGTTGTACGATAATGCCAGATTAATGCTGCACCCATTGCTGTTCCTGCATCATTACTTACAGGCTCAACATAGATTTTAATTCCTTCGTCTTCTAATTCTTTCAAATAATAATAGTTAGCAACACAATTTAATCCGTATCCTCCACTAATAACAACATTTTTACTTCCACTTATTGATACTGCGTGTCTAATTAAATCGGCAACTGCTTGTTGGCTTTCTGTTTGTACAGCATATGCCAAATCTCTTCTATTTGATAAAAGTGTTACATCTTTAGCTTCGTGATCATCTAGTGTTTTGTAAACATTAGCGTTTACAATAGCGCCATTAGGATATCTTGGTAGTATTAAGTTTCTATTAACTGTAGGGATAGGCAAATCGTTTTCGTCAATTATATTAGGAAAAGTATCATTTTGTTTACCGTATGGAAACAATCCCATAGTTTTTCCTGCTTCGATACTACTCCATCCGCAATACTCTGTAACAGCTTCATATGCTTTTACGATGCCGGCTTTGTCAGATATACTTAAATTAAAATATGCACCTGGTTCCCAGTCTCCTGCTTCAAAATTTTCTACATATGCATTTGCTACCATTTCTCTACAGCCCATTGTTTTATGCATAGTTTTAATTTCGGCAGGGTATGAACATTTGTAAATACTTTCTGTTTCGAAAACAGTCATATTGTCGCCTGCAATATTAATTGGAAAAAATGTTCCTGCGCCATCGACAATAACTGCAACAGCTTCTTCAAAACCACTACGGTAAAATGCTAAACCTGCATGCATTTTATGGTGGAACATAGACATATCAATAACTTGAGGATATAAGCCATTTTCGCCTCTAGGTCCTTTTTCAATTAGTCCTATTTTTCTTGCAAATCCGCTGTATACATCTTCACCGGTGTAGTCTAATTTACCCGCAGTATCATTAAGAGTTGTTGTATGTGATATGCATAACCAATCTAATTTATCAGTATATTCTTTAATTTTAAGCATACTTGCTAATGGCCCGCCATCGTATTTTTCTCTAGTTAGTCTTTCTTCTTCAATACTAAAGACAATTTCTCCGTCTTTAAGTAGACAAACTCCTGCGTTATGTCCTCTAGCTATACCTGCTATCCAAACCGGGTCTTTTTTCATTTTAGTATCCTCTGTATGTTTTGTCATAATTTTTTAATTCTAATGCTATCACATCTCCAAAATCTTGAAGATCTTCAAAACTATTCTTTACTTGGCGACATCTAGCAATCCAATCCAATTGTTCAGTAGTTAGTTTGTCGTTGTCTAAATTCAAACTTGGTTTAAGTATATTATATAACCAATCTATACCCAATTCAGGTGCCGGATGTGGATCAACCCATTTTAATTTCTTTGGTCCTGATAACCAAGTATAAAATAAATCTACATTTTTCCAACAATATGTCCCAATAGGAGTTACCCAATTACTATTATCCCAAATTTTCTTGTAAGGTAAAAATTTGTCATTGTCCCATAAGTTTGAATGTTTAGATATTTGTTCTTGATAATTTATTGGGTCAATAATATTATCTGTACCTAACTTATTAAATTCTCCTATAGATGTCATCTTCCATTTACACCCTGTAGATTCAACAAGTTGTATAGTTGAATAAATTGCATTTAACGATAACATTATATAAGATTGTTCATCGAAGAATGTAGTTAACCAATTTTTGTTATACAATTGTGTGTTTGTATAACCAAATATATTTCCTTTGGTCTTCCAATTATTATCAAGATCTCGATTGTTTACATCTTCAAACAAATGGTAATCGTTTCTTAAATAATTGGACCATTGTATAACTACTGTATCTTCTGATGTAATGTTATTTTTTACAAAACATTCAGATACTCTGTTAGCAATAGCAACATTACCTATACCAGGAACTCCCCAATTTTCAAAATAATCAAATTCCAATCCTAGAAAGTCTGCCCAGGTTGGCCAAGAATAATTAGTAAAACTACAACCAAAAGTGAATAATCTTGACATCTATTTTTTATTTTTAGTTATAGCTTTTTTTACAGATTTAATAATAACTTCTTCTACCTTTTCATTCATCTGCATAATACCTTCATTGTGTCTGTCGGAAAATTCGTCTATAGTAATTCTTATAGGACTATAAATTCTTGCTCCTTCGCCCATGTCTAGAATATCAAATGATTTTTCGTTAGGGTAAGAAACATTTTCTTTAAATGTACTTCCTACTACTATAGTTGCAGGTATATTCAAAGAATATGCCAAATGCTGACCTACACTGTCGCAACCTAAAAAATAATCAGCTTGGTCAATAATTGCTGTCCATGTTCTTAGGTCAACGCCTTGAGGTATTGCAACTGGTTCCGTTATTCCATGTTTTGAAAATTCTAATGCTACTTCACCCATAAAAATAATAGCATAATCTTTGGATAATTCTTTTACAAGATTAATAACAGTTGTTGCTTCAAAACTTCTTCCGCTGAAGTCTGTAATTATTCCATTTTCACTTATTACGCCACGTCCAAACGGTTGTATTACTATGGCTTTTTCTTTGCTGGTTTTATCTTTTACTTCTTTGACCACTTGTGCTGCTGAAATTTTTTCTTGCTTGCTAAGTTTTATTGTGGGTTTAGGAAGATCTCTTACACCTTTATTATTAATTTCAATATCATATGCTTGTGATAGATTTGCTTGTTGATTATAGTATTCCCACACTCTGTATGGTTCAGGACTTACTAATTCCATGTCTTTTAATTTATCTTCAAACAAATTTTTGTGCCATACATCATATGCTTTTGCATGCAACAATGGATGTCCTTTATAAAAATCAGTGCCGCCTTCACATACAATAATAAAATTATTGTCAGGATTTTCTTCTGCAAATTTTTCTAATGCAGGTATACTACATACTACACGACCGGCGCCGCCGTTAATAAAAAACGCTTTATTTCTTGACATATTTAATTCCATTCTAAGTTAACTATGCATTTATTTATTAGTCGGCATATTTAAAACGGAAGTAAACTGAACTAAAAAAAGACGCAAAATGCGCCTTTTAATATTAGATTTTGATGGATATTAATCTGCGTCTGGATAACTGTCTAGTGCGTTTGAATGACTATCATTTCGATCATTGTTCTCAACCGGATTTCTAATCATCGTAATTTTATGCGGTGCTACAGTTGCAATTTTAGACATATTAAATGTTGCACCAGAACCTGCAGAATTTGTTGTGTAATAAACACCTGTATACGATCCAGCTAAAGGATGATAATCATAACAGTGTTTAGCTGAACTTGTAAACTTTACAATTCCTCCTGCATCATTAATTTCTGACACAGTTAACAAAATATCTGCTGCACTGGCACCGTTTTTAAATGCAGGATCAGATATTAATATACCGTCACCGACACTATATCCTGTTCCAGCTGCTGATGCAGTTATAATCCAAGATGCTCCACAATGCTCCGGCAGTTCTCTCAAATACCTTTTATACTTAGCTACCAAGTTATACAAACTTGTTGGCATATCTTCGCTTAAACGATGATCTGCATTATGTAAAGCTTTGTTTCTTGTAGTAAGAAATTCTGCCCAAGTCTCGATTGGCGGATGCCACGGAAATGGCTCAACAAACCTTTCAGCTGCAAAATCATACACGATTTCTTCTTTTTCATATACGTGATCTGGCAACATTGGGTCATTTCTAACATAGGGTAGTGCTGAACCTGGAATATCTTCGCTTGAAGTTGGCATTGCTTCGACATCAAATCTTCCGTATTGGGGGAATAAAGAACACATAAGTGGATTAACATTGCAATCCACTTCTACAGCATAATCGTTGTCTGGCTGGTTGTTAAATTCGCCATCTTGCCAAATAGATTCTTCAATAACTCTGCCAGTTACTTTTCCTGTAGTCCTGTCAACTACAATATATTTTTTATCAGGACCTTCATAAGTAATTGTTGCTGTAGAGTTATTGTTGTTAGTTTGCGAATACTGATCATCAGTTACGTTGTAAGTAAACTCTTTTGTAATTGTTGCCATTATTATTTCCTATTAGTAAAAGAGGACATATACCATGCCTCCGGCTCCGTGTTCGCCTGCGCAGCATTGATTATCATATTTATTTGCAGAAAGCCCGCCGCCACCTGGGAACATTCCACAACCGCAATCAGCATGCCATGATCTACAATTGCCTGGACCAGGTCGGAACCCGCCTGCTGTAAATGGAGCATTTGCTGTTACTGAATATGCATTACCGAAGCAATATTGATTGGGGTGTATACCACCATTTGTTCCACCTATGTGTAAATCTGGAGTTGCGTTGCTGCTTGAACAGCCGCTTCGTCCTCCGCAACAAAAACACATTGAACAACAGTCATAACAGCTGCCATGGAACTGACACCTGCGACATACTGATACAGACATTCCTCCGCACAAGCAATATTTCCATGATGGGCTTCCGCCTCCGCCGTTGCTACAGATATAAGTCGAACAACCTTCTGCGCCGTTTCCTTCACTAGGATCTACACATCTGTTGCTGCCGCCAGCACAAATTGTAAATGTATCTCCTGGGTTTACACTTGTTGATTTAATTGCATACCCGCCAGATCCAGCGCCGCCACCTTGTTGACAACAACATACTCCGCCGCCGCTTCCGCCGCCGCTCCACATTTCAAAAACTGCATAACTTTTTCCTGCAGGCACTGTCCATAAGAGGCAACAGCCCCCGTTGGCTCTACCCCTGTCAGTATGAGTAACTGTGAATTCTCCAGGAACAATTGCTGTTCCTTCTTCATATCCCCATAAATAATCTCTTAAATTTGCCATTTATAATCTTTCCTTACGAAGCTACACTATAATAAATTGATATTAATCCGCCTGCGCCTGGAGCTCCGCACACCACGCTTGTGCTGCTTGCTACTGCGCTTGCGCCTCCTCCGCCGGGCCACTGTGCATTACCGCCGACACCAACACCGCTGTCGTGAGTACAATAAGACATTGTTCCTCGTGCGCCGCCTGGCGTGTATGGGGCTGATGGCATGTAGCCTTGTGCATTTGCTCCACACATTGGACTTCCTTTTGCTGTACCGTTTACACCGCACATTCCAAAAGTTCCCGTCCATGATCCACATTGATATTGGGTGCAAAATTGACAAGTACAGTTAATCTGGAAGTAGCATCTGCCGTAGCCTTTGCCTCCGCCTGATGCACAAACTTGCACTGCGCCTCCGTTAACATTTACATAACTTGGAAATCCTACACATCCTTGGCAATCTTGTTGACTGCATCCTGTTGTACCTGCTGCACACATAGTAAACTGTTCACCAGCTGTTAAGCCTGTCATAATTTTTCTAGCATATGATCCTGAACCGCCAGGCCATCCTGATTTACAACAACAGTGTCCAGCTCCGCCGCCTCCGCCGCCCCACAATTCTACACCCAGCCAAGTTACGCCTGCTGGTATTGTAAACAAACAACATTGGCCACCATTATTTTGCGTTGTCTTGTTAGTGTTGAAAATATGGAGTTCGGTTATGGTTGCTGCTCCGCCTCCTTCGCCTATTCCTAATAATGTTCTTAAGCCTGCCATTTTATATTAATCCTCTGGTGTCGCTGGCATGTTTACTTTCCATGCTTCAATTTCATCCGCATCACCGTAGTTAAAAGTTGCTGGTAAATCTCTTAGTGCCTGTCTATAGGTTATCCAAGGTTGTTTAATAGCGTCTGGCTGATCTGGTGATATCTTGCCGTCTGTTGCTGTTAGTGCGCCGTTTCTAGCATCAATTATCTGATCCCAGGTAACATGAGGTTCTACCAAACTTCCAAGATCCCACGAACTTCCGTCGTGTACTAATTCTTGCATATTGTATGTTTGACCTAATGTAGCAACACTGTTGTACACACATGTAGATCCATCTGGTAAATTATCTGTTGTTTCAGTGACATCTGCGTATGTTACTTCATATTCTCTTATTATAGAAATAACAATAGGGTCATCTGCTGCTACAACTTCAACTTTACGATGATTTATCGGAGTTGGAACATCTGCTCCGTCTTCGACAGAAGTTAGCGGTGGTTGAATATCGCTAAAAAGTCCCGTAGTAGAATCTACAAAAACCCAAATTCTGTCTGGGCCTGTGTAAGTTGCTGTTGCTGTTCTAGCTAATGAAGTACTTGTACTATACAGAACATCTGCAATGTTGTAAGTAAAAGTTTCTGTTGTTGTTGTAATTGGTGTTGGCATTCTTAAATCCTCTTATTGGTATGATACTTTAACTAGGCCTTGGGAGCCATGCTGACCATGACAGTAGCCGCCGCCACAGCTTCTAGCTGATGAGCCACCGCCTGCGGGCCAAGATGGAACTGTACACTTATGATAAGGGCCACTGCCGCTTGGTTCTTTAGCACAAAACGATGATGTTTTACTTTCTGATCCAAAACCGCCTGCAGTCATCATGTGTATATCGGTATTACAGTGACAAGTAACAATACTCGTTCCACCTGTTCCATCCATCACAATGTCTCCTAAACCAGTTCCTGATAACAGTCCCCAACAGCATATATATCCATAACAAAATCCGCCTCTTGTCATCTGTGAGCAGCCGCCTGTGCCGCCGACAGCACAACCTATTGTTGTGTTTGCTGTAATATCAAAGACATAACTAGGATTTGCTCTAGGTTGTATTCCACAACATCCTCCACAGCCAGTTGAACCAGCTGCACAGATTCTGTACTGACAGCCTGCTGCTGTTGAAATTGTTTTGAGAGCATACGACCCGCCTGTGGCCATAGTTCCTGCTCGTTCACAACATCTTGCTCCGGCGCCGCCTCCGCCTGCACCCCACATCTCAAATGATATGCTGGTAAAACCTGCAGGTACTGTAAACAAACAGCAACAGCCGCCGGCGCCGGCACCGGTGTCGGTATTTCTAACATAAAATACCGTGTTAGGATTACCAATTGGTTGTGGCGATAAGTCTGATAAAAGTGAACGTAATGATGCCATGATTTAGGTTCCTGTAATTACCCAACCGTATGTAGCTCCTGTATAAACTAATACAGTTGCTGAGTTGTTAATATCAATTGTTAAATTTTCTGCAGAGCTTTGAATATTTGCTCCATTTCTTGCGACTGTGATATTGCTGCCAGCTGCGTTACCACCGACGTCAACTATTTGTACAGTATCTCCTGATACTGCATCTGATGATATAGGCAGTGTAATTGTGATACCACCTGAGGTACACAATACCCTATCATTTGTTTTTGCTTGATAGCTAACAGCAGTTACAACATTAGTTGTTGCATATGATGCTGTGCTTGTAATATATCTTCCCATAATATGTTGTTCCTTCGTTACTTGTATTTATGCTGTTGTTTCAATTCCGAACGCTACAGCAGTTACATTTGCTTGCGAGGAACGTACTACGATCTTCTGCGTTGCAGCTAGTACAATACCAGTGCGTTCTAATATGTTTTTTGGTAATAATTCAGTTTCAAACTCAATATATTCACCTAGTGTAGGAGCATCTAAATCAGCAATTGCAACGTTAATTACAGTAGGTTGGTTACCCCTGTTAACAATGTTTAAACTTGCCACGGTATATATGTCCGCCGGCGTAGTGTAAACCGTTGTGTTTGTGCCTGCTGCGATATCAGCTCCTGCTAATCTACCTGTGGCCATTTTCTTTTATCTCCGTTATTGTTGTAAGAAGTAATTCATAGCTACCGGCGAACCACTTATGCCGCCTGTATAATTTACCTTCTGTAATATATTTATCTGATTGCCTGTTGTTGTTGTTATTTCTTGCCCACTAATTAGTACTGAACCAGCTGTAATGCTGTTAACATTAAGTTCGCCAGCGCCGCCACCAATTTGTGAAGCAATATAAGTTTTAATTGCTTTTTGTGTTGGAACAATATTATCACTATTAGCAGTAAACGTACCGTCTACACTAAATTCAGTAATAGTTGCTCCAGTGCCGCCGAGCTCAACTGCACCTAGTGATAGTTCTTGTAGTCCACTAATATTAAATGCGTCTGCATTTAGTGTAGCAGTACCTGTCGACTGTTCAACGTTGAACAGACCGCCAACTCTAAAGTTACCGTCTTGGTCAGTGGTAGTGTAGAATACTCGTCCGCCTCCGCCAACAAACGTTTCTTTTGTTGGGTCAATTGGATTGACTGGAACACCTGGATAGTTAGTATCTGTAAAATTACCAGTACCAATATCTAAGAAATCATGTCCTGTTAGACGTACTTGAGAATATCTAATACGCATTGTAACATCGTCATCGTGTTCCATTGCTTGTGTAGTAGTTATTTCTGGACTTAGTTGAAGTTGTGCATCAAACGGTCCAGTACCTGTTAAATCTCTTACATTAACTAGTTTGAAATATTCTCCAGGTATGTCTGCAAATTCGATATTTGAACCAGGTAATGGTGCAGCACTTAAATTTGTAACTCTAACCAATGTTCCCGGCTGATATAAATCAGCAAATCCGTCACCTGTCAACTCTGCACTAGCTGTAACAAATCCGCTACCTCTGCTAGTCCAAGTTGGCTGTTTTAGTACTCCGTTGCCTATTCTAACAGTGTGCGGAACATCAACAGTATTATTTGGATCTGTAGTTGTTAGTACAGGAGCAGTGGTATAACCTGTGCCTGGATCCCATATACTAATCATTGTAATTGCACCGTCACTTACTGTTGCACGACCTTTGGCAGTATCTGCATACAATCCGCTCGATGGTGCTGCAAATGTTACTCTTGGTTCGATACTATAATTTGTGGTATCATTCAGTGTTGCTTCAATTGCAACTCCTGTAACATGATCCCAACCAGCAGTATCGTCACTCATTTTCTTAACTGTAGCAATTTTTGTGCCGCTATTGTATGTGTCAATATAAGCATATTGTCCAGCGCCTACACCTGTTGTCAAGTAAATTGCCATTCCTACATACTGGCTACTCAATCTACCATCTGTATTTGACAGTGTAATTTGAGTAGTATTACCTTGCTGAGCAACGTTTGCTGCGTCAAGATATCCTGTGCCACCTTTGTTATCAGCTGGATCAGTGAGCCTAACTTCAAATACGCCGCCGTTGGATATTTGCGCATTATCAACTGCTGCACCAAAGCCTTCGCCGGTAACAGTAAATTCAGTTGCATCGCCAATTGTAGCAACATCAAAAGTAAAGTCTGGTGCGCCACCGCCGCCTAGTAAACTGTCTGCAATAGTAATTACATCAGATGCTGCATGTCCGCTGCCGCCTTTGTTAATAACTACTGTACATAACCCGTTGTCGTCGACAATAATATCAAACTCTTGTCCTGTTCCGCTTGCGCTGGAAGAGCCACTTACATCGTAATATGTTCCTTTTGTTCTAGATGAGTTTGCAGCGCCGATATTTGTAATAGTACGTAGCGCATCAGTAGCAGTTGTATAGTTTTGTCCTGCGTTTGCATACTCTAATACCAATACATTGTTACCGTCTGTTAGTACGCTGTGTACAATTGCGTCAAAATACTGATTTGTAACCTTACCAGTAACTGGAACTTCTGTAGAGTCAATACCTTCTGCAACTGTACCAAATGCACCATATGAGCTGTTACCGTTAGTAGCACGAATCTTACCGCCATTCTCTGCTAAGTAACCAATGTGTCCATAGTATGAGAACACACTAACAAGTTCTGTTCTTCCTAAGTTAGTACACCATACACCAATTCCGTCTGATATAATTTGTGTAAAGTCGTTAGCAACAATACTATCATTACCGCCATCATGTAAGTCGCCGTCAATTTTACAACCAACACAACCAGTACCAAACGTTGTTACGTTTTGTACATATGGAGATTTGTTAATGATCCATGCATCTGTGTGTGCTGGACCCCAACCTGGATCTAAACTTACAAATGCGCCTGCTGTTGGACGTTTGGTTCCGTATGCATTTGCAGAACCTAGTGTTCCTGACAATCCATTTACAGTGCAATTTCTTAAACCTGTACCATTGCGCATGTAGAACATATCTTCTGTTGTTGATCCGCTTACAGCGTTTGTATAGTAACGTGCATACAACAATGACTTATAGTTACCAGTATAAATTAAATCATGTTTAATTGCATCAATATATCTGTTTACATCTCTACGACATTTGTCTTCTTCGTATACATATGCAGGATAAGCATCAGCAATAAATGCAATGGCTTCTTCAACTAAAAATGTTCTATTTAATTCAAGTGTTTCAACAGCATATGTATAGTCTGTTGTTGTGTTTGGAGTATTTGATCCGTATGATACTGGAACGGTACTATCTCCAGATGCACCGTTGACTTCATAATCTATGTAATCATAAATTTGTTGCCACAACTCTGTTGCAAAAGTACCAGCGGCTGCTGCGCCTGCTGGACTTGTAGTAACCGGATTTTGAGCGTTTCCTGTAGTTTTAGTAACTGATGCTTGTGTAATAATATTACTAGTAATTGCTTGTAATCTAGCAATTGCAGCAAGAGTGTAAGTAGTATCGCTTGAATCAACTAATGAACCTGCTGGAGCAATACGTGTTGAACGTAATTCATCTCCTATAACTGCTGTATTTTCAGGAACAATAATTGGTAATACTTCACTAAAGTTGCCTGTTTTAACAAATATACTGTGTTGTGGTTTAACTGATGCCGGAACATTGGTAGTCTCACCTGCTGTAATTGCACTAGTAACTATTCCTGTTAATGTTGTTACAGTTGCAAGTGCATCTGCTTCTTCAACAAATGCAGCATTAGTATATTGATTTAATGATCCGCGTACTGTTGCTGGAGCAAGATTTGACATAACTGCATCTGCAAGAGTTACAATATATCCAAGTGCTGCTGCTGTTTGTGTAGCATTATCTGCAACATACGTGTCGCCTGCTGCATTAAAATATGATTTAGCTGCTTTTACTGTACGGTCATTGCCGCCGTGTGATAAGTCCCATATAACTGCATCTAGTACTTGTCCTGTGTCTCTACGACATGAAGCTTCGAGATAAGAAAGACTTACTACTGATGTTCCTGTTGCGTCTGCTAGTGCAAAAATTGCGCCGCCTTTAGTTTCTGAAACTGTAAATGTAGTTGCGTTTAAAATAGTTTTTACAAAGTATTCTGTGCCTGCAACAAGGTTTCCAAAAGTAGTTGCAGCAAACTTAACTGCTGTTTCTCCAGCTACCATCCAGCTTGTATCTGTTATAGTAATAGCATCTGTCGATGCAGTAGTTGCTGTTGCAGTATCGGTGTATGTAGCTGTGATATATTCAATAACTTCATCTTGTATAAAGCTTCTGTTTCTTTCTAAAAGAGTTTTTGCATTGTAGCGTATTGCACCTGCTTGTACTTGTTCGGTAGCATATCGTATTGTTTTCCATGGACGGTCCAATGTAACACCATAACTAGGTGCTGGCTCATCAGCTCCTCCAGCAGGTTCTACATAGAATACATTATTAATAGCACCAAAACTTGTCCATTCCGGAGCATTAGCTGCGTTATTAACTTTGAGAACTTGACCTGGGGTTCCGATTGGTAATCTTGTTGGGCCTGCTCCACCATAGTAGACAATGTCACCTTGTGTGGTTAAGTTTCCTGATTCTGCGCCTGCAACTAGTAAATTCCATTCACTGCCGTCAACATCTTGATCTGGTCTGTTTTGTAGTGTGACTTCGTCTGAAGTATGTGCAAGAACACAAATATAACTGTTTACACCATGTTGTACAGAATCGCCTGCATCATAGAATGTAGCATCAGTCCAAGTGCCCTTCCACTCCATGCCTTCATTAAGTCGCTGCCAGTATGTTGCATTTGGCGGACGTTCGCTTTCGTGTTTTAGAATACACAAATATGTGTATCCGCCCAATCGTACTACATCACCTTCAATGTATTCTCTAGTAGCACTATCTTCTTCATAGTCGCCAATGAATCTAAATCCTGTTGTAAACAAGTCCCACGCTAGAGCATTGTCGCTTGGCTTTAATCCAGCGTTGTTGGTTATAGAAACATAACTATAACCGCCATAGGTTACAAAGTCGCCTGGCTGATATGCTCTAACTGAATCCCAGCTGTCTTCAAACTCAAGTCCTTCGACAAACTGTGCCCAATTGCTTTCGTCTGCTGCTAGGTTAGTTGCGCTTGCAGTGTGTTGTGTTGTACAAATCCACAAGCCGCCGCCATATTTAACAACGTCATTGATTCTATATCTAGTACTAGCAGTCCAATCTGATCTATACTCTATACCTTTGTGTAGATAATCCCATTTTGACTGATCTGCTTCTAATCCGTTTGCTAGCGATACATTACTAGTGTGTCCTTCGTTACAGATGTAAAGTGTGCCGCCGTAACGTACAATATCATTTACTCTGTATCTAGTAACAGTATTCCATGTATCAGTCCAATTAAATCCTTCTGAGAAAATATTCCATTTAGATTGATCAGCTTCTAAGCCTAGTGCAGCAGTAGCAGATGATGTATGGTCTAATGTACAAATATATATCGTGCCGCTGTATTTTACAATATCGTTTATTTTATATCTAGTTGAAACTGCCCAGTCTGTTTTGTAATCAAACCCTTCGGCGTACAAGTCCCATTTATTATTTACAGTATCGACAACTACATTTACTGTGGCAGCTCCGCCACCGCCAAGTAAGTCATCTGTTATTGTAATATTATCGCCTACTTTATACTGGCTGCCGCCATCGGTTACTGTAATAGATACTGCGCCGGTGCCGTCTACAACCGCAGTTACCGTTGCATCTAAACCTAGTCCTGTTGTAGAAGGTTTGATGTCTGTGTAAGTGCCAGCAGTTCTAAGTGGGTCTGGTTCTCCAACTGCACTAGCAGTTAATATTACACCGTCGTCTGCTTCCAAACCAAGTGTGAGAGTAGAACTAGTATGACCTTGAGTTGCAATGTATAATAGACCACCATACTTTACTATGTCATTTACTTTATAGTAAGTAGCTGGTTCCCAATCTGCTTTCCATTCAGTGCCATCTGAAATTTTATTCCAGTATGTTGCTTCCTGATCAGTAAACAATGTCGGAGCAGTATGACCTTGAATACATACATATGTGTTTCCGCCGTTGCGAACAATATCATCTTTGTAGTAGACTGTAGAAGAAACCCAATCGTTCTTCCAAATAAATCTAATTCTACCTAATTTAAACTCTGCCATTTAAAAACTCCGCTCTATTTAATATATTTATCATATTCCAAACAACTGTTGTGCTAACATGTCGCCATCGATGCCGCCTATTTGGTGTACGCTTACAGGAATATTTATTTGTAATCCTGATGTTGTTGTAATGTTATTACTTGATACTTTAACCTGTCCAGCAATTAATGTATTAGTAGAAGCATCTGCTCCACCACTACTAATTCTACTTTCCAAATAAGATATAATTGCTGCTTCAGTTGGAACAATGTTGTTTGAATTTGCTATAAATGTTGCATCTTTACTAAATTCTTTAATAACAACAGCACTGCCGCCAACTTGTATTCCGCCTAGTGATAATTCAGAAAGTCCGTCGAGTTCGAACAAGTCTGCATTAACAGTTACGATACCGCTAGCTTGTTCAACTTGGAACAACTCACCAACTCTAAAGTTACCATCCTGGTCAGTACTTGTATAAAATACTCGTCCTCCGCCATTATCAACAGTTTCATTAAACGGTTGTCTAGGTGTATTTGGATCTTCGCCTTCCAGATATAATTGAGGATATCTTGTGCTAGTGGTATTACCTGTTCCAATATCTAAGAAGTCATGTCCTGTTAGACGCACTTGGCTATACTGTTCTCGTATAATCAATGTTTCTTCGTGATTAGGTGAATTCTGATTGGTAATAGTAGGACTAATATTAGCTTCAATAATTAAGTTAGGTGCTACTCCAGTTTCTGAAACAATTTTTGTTAATCTGTATGTAACATCGTCGATGCCATTAATAACAACGTTTGCGCCTGGTCCTGGTGTTCTAAGAACATTTTTTAATTTTATTGTTTTTCCAGTTTGGAATATATCAGCAAATCCATCGCCTCCAACTACTGCCGTAGCAGTAATATATCCAGCACCTCTATTAGTAAATATTGGTTGTGGTAGTACACCGTCAAATATTCTCGGTTGATTTAACCCTTCTATTGTTTTTTCAGGATCGACTATTAATATTCCTGGAACTGTTGTATAGTTTGCGCCCGGATCGTACATTATAAATTTTTGAAGTCTACTTGAACTTACTGTAACTCTAGCAATTGCTCCTGCGCCAGATTGTAAAGTTATTATTGAATTTCCAGCACTACCAGCGCCGCCATCGCCGCGAATGAACCATGCGCCTTCAGGTGTACTTGTTGATCCTGCAAGACTATGCCCAGCATCATTTAATGAGTATGCTGTACTATCTTCAGAGAACCATTGCCAAGCAAATCCGTCTTTTGATTTTGCCATATAATTTGTCAAAGCTGAGTTTACAGTTGTTGTAGCAATAAACTCTCCATGAGCATATATAATATCGGTCAAGCCAGTTGCTGCTGGCAATGTTTCTAAATGTGCATCATCGGAATACCAAGTTGCACCGTCAAAACTATATGCAGCATTTTTATCGCCAACTGCTACAAATCTACCATTACCATACGTAACATCAGTCCATGTAACAGATGTGTCTAATACTCCAGTCTGTAATGTCCAGTTCACCCCTTCATTTACACTTGTTAGTGCAGTGCCATTGGTTTGTAACAATACCCAAATACCGTTTCCGTATGCAACACCTATTATACTACCACCAGAAGAAATGCCGCCGATAACTTGATTAGTAACGCCGTCTGGTGTAAATCTAGTAACTCCACCAGTGCTCGATAACATACTAAGACCTGTTGATTGATTTGTTGCTAACCCTGTGTAGGCGAAGTTTGAAATTGCAAAGTTAGTCCATGTTGATGTTGATGTATCATAGTTGTAAACTACTGGACCGTTTTGGAAGAACATATTAGTCCCTGAAGCTCCAGTAGGGCCAAAGCCCCATGCTACATTTAAATCTTCGCCTGCTGTAAACGTTGTGCCGTCAGTACTTATTGCTGTTTCTCCTAAGCGATTTATTACTACATACGTTCCGTTTGAGTATTGAATTGCTGATGCCCATTTGCCGCCTTCGCCGGCTGTTAAAAAATCTGTAGGGAAAGTTTTTGATGTGTTATTGTTTATAGTTACACCTGGGTCATCTATTATAACTCTTGGCTCTAAACTATATCTAGTTGTTGCATCTAATGTTGTTTCAATTGGTCTTCCGGGATATAAATTTTCCCAACCACTAGTATCGTTATATTCTTTACTAACAATTGCAACTTTGGTCAATTCGTCGTACCCAGTAATGTACCCGTATTGACCTACACCTTTACCTGAAACAATTACAATTCTCATACCTATATATTTTTCAGGTGTCCCTGTGTTGTCCGAAGCAGCTAGCGTTATTGATCCAGTATTGCCGCCTTGAGCATTGTTCAGCAAGTATTGATAATTTAGTCCGCCTGGCGTACTTGAATCAGAAGGATCAATTAATCTAATTTGTGATATAGCGTTATTTCTATATTCATCATATGCTACTGTAGCATTAATACCTGGTCCTGATATAGTAGAAGTTGCACTGGTGTAACTTTGACCAGCATGATCATAACCAAATGCTACTAATTCATTACCATTAGTATGTACAATATTTACTTGTGCTTCTAATGTGCGGTTGTCTATTTCAGCTGTGATCGGTGTTTCGTTAGCATCAAATCCTTCTGCTACACTTCCGTATGTACCATAACTGTTGTTGCCGTTAGTAGCACGTAATACGCCGCCGTTTTCAGCCAAATAACCGATATGACAGAAATACGTAAACACTGATACAAGTTCTGATCTACCACCATTAAGTGCCCAATATCCAATACCGTCACTTAATACTTGTGTAAAGTCATTAGCAACAACTGATTTGTTTCCGCCGTTGTGTAATGATCCATCAATTTTCATACCTATACATCCAGTACCGAATGTAGTTACATTTTGTACATAGCATGATTTATTAGTAATCCAAACAGAAGTGTCAGCTGGGCCAGTGCCCGGATCAAGACTTACAAATGCGCCAGCTGTTGGACGTTGAGTAAAATATTGATTTGGCGTACCTAATGTTCCTGTTAACCCTTGAAGCGTCATATTTCTAATACCACTACCATTGTTTACTAGAAACATGTTTATTAGTTCATAACCAGCAGCTGGTTGAATAACAGTACTTCTTAATTCGTCTCCTACCAATGCACAGTTTCTTGGAACTTTAATAGGCAACTGTTCGTTATATTGTCCAGTTTTAATAAAAATAGTAGTGTTTACGTTGCTAGTATCTATGTTAGCTTGGATATACTCGCATGCATATTTTACTGTTTGAAACGGTGCGTTTAGAGTTAAGCCTGCTCCGGCAACATTTATTCCTTCTGGTGCTACATAAAATACTTTGGTTACTTCTTCAAAGTTTTGCCAAAGTATATCACCAGCCGAAGCTTTTAAAAGATTACCAGCCGAACCAATTGCAAAGCGTGTAGTTTCAGTACCGTCGTGTGTTCTTAAATCACCTCTGTAAGCTAGTACATTACTAGCAGTACCTTGGATCAATACTGTCCAATAATTGTCTGTTAGATTTTCAATATCTAAATCAGGACGATTATCACTTTCTGTACCTAAGTGGCGAGCAATACAAATATATGCAGTGCCTGCATATGTTACAACGTCACCTAAATGATACTCTACATTGTCAATCCATGCGTTTTTCCACTTGCGTCCAGTAACTAATACTTGCCATTTAGTATCATCAGTATCTGGTTTTATTCCTGTACTGTCACCTATTGCAATATAAAGATATCCCTGGTCTCTTATAACACTTCCTGTTTTATAAGCAGTAGCTGATAACCAGTCGCCTAAATGTTTGTAACCAGCAACAAGTAGTTCCCAATCGCCTGTATCTTGTAGTATTCCATTTACACTAGGAACACTATTTAAACTAGCATTTAATGCAGTGTACGCATATCCGCCGTACATAACAATATCGCCTGCATCATACTCAGCATCGGCTTCCCATATAGCTTCGAATTCAAGTCCTGGAACATAAATTTCCCAACTAGCTATATCACTTCTTAGAGCGGATCCAGCTGTGTGTCCTTGAATTGCTCTCCATAATGATCCGCCTGATTTTACAACATCATACTTTTTATACCGTATTGCAGATGTCCAGTTGCCTTTGTATTCAATACCTTCTAAGAATATTTCCCATTTTGACTGATCATTTTCGAGACCGTCATCAATGTCATCTGTGCTTGTATGACCTTCTAAACATCTATAACTAATAGCACCATATTTTACAATATCATCTACGGTATATCGAGTACTTATAGTCCAATCAGTTCTCCAATTATCGCTTCTTGAAACAATATTCCATTTGCTTTGATCATCTTCAAGTCCTAGAGCATACGAATTTGCAGCAACATGTTTTTCAATACAAATATAAGTTATACCATTGTATATTACAACATCGCCTAAATTATAATATTGAAAAACAGCTGGGTTAGCAGTTGGATCACTAGGTGTCCACGTGTTTAACCAATTGTATGTTGTTGCAACAATTGTCCATTTTTCAATATCTTGTATTAGTCCTTGTGATACAATGTTAGTAGATGAATGTTCAACAATACATTGATATACATAGCCACTGAATTTAACTAAATCGCCTCTGTTGTAATAGGTGCTGTATAACCAATCACTGCGCCATTGTGTGCCGTCGAACATTAATTCCCAGCGTGTATTAGGGGCTGCTAGATTTAAATCTGCATAAATGTTGCCTGCGGCTGATTCATGTCCGATTAAACATACATATGTTTTACCTTGGAATCTAACAATGTCGTCTTTAACGTAGTTAGTTGAGGCAATCCAATCGCCTTTCCATCTAAACCTAATTCGTTCTAAATTAAACTCTGCCATTTACCTTCTCTCTTATAATCCGTTTGATGATGAATTTTCATCATATGTAAAGCTGTGATTTACTCTTGCTATTAATTCGCCTTCTGAATTAATGTAGTAAGATATATTTCTACCATCCCAACGTAGTTGTTCATAATTTAAATTTTCATAAACTAAATTATGATTAACATCTCTACCTTCGTAAAAGTCTTGACCTTCTTGAAAACTAGGATAATTTTTTGTTGGGTCGCCTGGGTTGTTTATTGTAACACCATCAGTTGTTGACATTTGATCCATTTTTCCGATAAACAATTCGCCTTGGTCAGTTCTGCGTAATCCATAAAAATATCTATCTGGAATTGCTCCGTCTAAATGATCTGGTGTTGTACCTGTGTAATTTGACATAATTTATTCCTTATACAATATCTACGTAACTAATAACTGCATCTAATGCTGCATCGGTGCTAGCAACTATATATAATTCATTATCCGGAGCAAGTATTAATTTTTCTCCTGCTGCTAGTGCTTTTAAACTACTATTTGGCGGTACCATAACGTCTTTCATTAGATAACCTTCAACACTTGTGTCATCGTGTACTAGTATACTTGCGTAAACTATAAAATCTGTTAGGTTAGCTAAGTTGAGACCAATAATAGTTGATCTTGTAGCTGCATCTGTTTCTAGTACAAGTATAGGAACTGGTCCTACTTCTTTTACTACTTTGTTTTTAAATTGTGTTGCCATCGTTTCTTATCCTAGTGTTAGTACGTATTCAATTGCTAAATCTTCTGCTGCTGAAAAACTAATCGAGCCTGTTGCGCCTGCAACTGATACCCAGCTAAATCCGTCCCATATTTCTAAATATCTTTGTTCTGTGTTGTAACGAACCATTCCTGTTTCTCTATATGCTTGCGCAGGACGTTGAACATTTGATCCAACAGGAACAATAAATCCTCCTGTGCCATCAATTTTAAAGTAGCCAGAACCTTGCTGTTCAAAATTAAAAACTCCATCTACTTCAGTGTTTGTAACAGTCGAGTCTTTAAATGCAATATTATCAATTACAACTGATCCTGTGCCATTTGCACTCAATGTTAAATCAGTATTTGCTGTTTCAGTAGTTATAGAATTACCATCAATACTTATATCATCAACTTCTATTCTCGGAGTAGATAGTTTATCTGCATCAATTGTAGTAACTACGCTGTCTTGAATGTAGAATCTAATTACGCCATCGTTTGCGCCAGGAGTAAGTTCTGCTGTAATACGTGTGTCTAAATCTAAATCGTAAACACCGTTAAGTGCCATCCAGTTGCCGTCATAGCCTTCATACAAATTAGTATCAGTATTATAACGAATCATACCAGTGGCTGGTGTTGGACGACTAGCTGTGTCACCTTTTGGAAGTTGTAGCGCACTTGTTGAATTAATTCTAACAGTGCCGCTGTCTGCGTCTAAGTTGATATCTCCAGTTAAACTTTCAATAGTGTTGCCACTTAATCTTAAATTACCTGTATCAATCTTTTCGCCAGTAATAGTTGTTTGACTTCCGCCTGTAGTAATTGTTATACCACTTGACGTATTAATGTTAAATGTTGAACTACTAAAGTCTACAGTACCGTCTTCTTGATTAACATAAAATAAATCTCCAACTCTAAAATCACCTTTGTGATCTACTGAGCTGTATCTTATTTGTGCATTATTTAATTCAACAACTTCGTTTGCTTGTATTACATTATTATCATCGTTGTCTACTTCTTTACCTACACCAATGTATGCTAAGTTTTGACTTATCAAGTACATTAGTACACCTGGTCCATCACCAACTATACCAAAATTGCCGTAAACACAAGCACTCGCAATTGAACGAACTTCTGCGCCGAACTCTGTTTGATCTGCTAGTGTAACAAAATTAGCAGTAGAACCGTTACTGAATCTTAAATCTTGTGAGTTAAGTGTATCGTCAACAATTGTAGTTGCACCATCTACTGCATTATTAAAATGTAGTAATAGTTTAGTATCAGTATCACTTGCAAATTCTGATGCAGGTACTACAAAGTTTCCTGTATATCTTGCTAGGTCTTTTGTAACTCTAAATTCATCTACGTAGCCGTCTAGTTTATTTGCACCATCCCAACGGGCACCAATAATAAGAGGTTTAGCAATATCATAATCTACCGGAGATACTGTCCATGTTCCTTGACTCGAACCGTTTAAAAATAATCTTGTATCGTTACCGTTGCGACTGATTGCAATGTGGTACCATTGTCCTGTTGTTAGTGTTGCACCTGTAATTCTATCTGCACTATATGAGTAAAAGCGCAGTTCGCCGCCGGCATCAATATAAACTACTGGTGCTACGTCTGATCCTGCACCTGCTCTAAAATCGAATAAGTTTGTAATAGCAGCTACACTATTAAAATAAAACCAACCTTCTACAGTATAATTGCCTGTACCAAACCCAAAATCATTGTTTGATGCTATTCCGATATAATCAGTAGTACCATTAAGTTCTAAGCTACTAGTTCCAAACTTTTTAATTGTAGTATCTGTTGTTGGTGTTCCGTATTTGGTTATTATTTTTCCGCCACGTTCACCAGCAGTTTCTAATCCTGTTAAATTACCTGGTATATAAAATTTACCATCTGAATCAACACTATCAATTGTTCCTGTTGCAAGAACTGTAACACCATCTGTATCATAGTAGGTGAATGTGTTTCCAGGAGTAATTGTTCCGCCTGATAGTCCTCCTACTCTAACTGCTGTTTTGCCTGTGCCACGTAAACCTGTTGCGCCATCAACGCCATAAATGCCTCTATTAGCAAAATATGTAAATGAATTTAACCATTCTATTCTAGCGCCATTTGTTGCTGTAATAGCGTCTACACCGGGTGTAATAAATGTAGCACTATGGAACAGCATAGTAGCTTCCAAGCTTGTAGCGCCTGCTACAGCGCCGTCTATGTACGCTCCTTTGCCAGCATCGCCTTCGTTAAAGCCTCTAGGATCAGCGGCGCTTGTAACGCTGCCTTGTGTGATAACACTGATATTTCTAATGTAGGGTGAACGATTATTTCCTGATACTGTGAATCCTGTTGCTAGTTTAAATGCGTATCCTGTGTAAAATCCTGAAATAGTTAAATCTTCTATTGTGCTGCCACCGTTGAGCAAGAATGCATCATTACTCTGTGTAGCAACTGTTGGAGTAATATTAACTCCACGTATGCTGTGACCTTTTACAGTAACGCCTGTAGGCACAGTCATCGGAAATGCTTCTTGATACACGCCTGGATAAATGTGTATTGTGTCGCCACTTGTAGCTTGACTTAGGGCATATTTTAGAGTGCCAAATGGATCGTTAGGATGATCGCCTGTATAAGTATCGTCACCGTTTTCAGCAACATAATAAATATTGCCTTGACGTAGTGCAATATCAACACCGTCTACTATAATAGAATCTGTGGTAACTGTTCCTGCATAAAAATTCTGTGTGTGAACATCTGCCCACGTTTTTCCAGATTCGCCTAGTTTGTATGTGTTGTCAGCATCTGGTATAATATCTGAATTAATTTCTGCGTTAAATGTAATATTATCAGTATCAGCATCACCAATAGTAATGTTACCATCTGCTGTAATATTACCTGTTGCTGTAATATTACCTGTTACATTTGTATCTGCAAATATTTCTACAGTGCCAGTGCCGTTAGGATTAAATTCAATGTTTGCATTAGTTTCATTTGAACTAATGACATTGTTTTCTAAATCTAAACTGTCAATTGTTAATTTGTTTTGGTATATAACATTATCAGCAGCACCTAAATTAAGTGTAGGCTGATTTGTTGAAATTGTTGTACCTGTGATAGTTACATTGCCAATATTAGCAAGTGTGCTAACTTCTAGAGAAGGTGCTCTAGTTGTACCAGTTACGTCTAAATCGTATTGAGGGTCTGATTTGTTAATGCCGATACGACTGTTAACAACATCTAGATATAATAAGTCGTTCTCAAATGCAAGATTTACTCCTTCACGAAGTAAGTTTGCTTTTAAGAGCGGACCCGATATGCGACCGATAGCCATCTCTTCTCCTCAATACGGGGATCCTGTCCCTCTAGCCAAATTCGCAGCCTTTCGGCTCTTTGCTGGTTAACCACAGTATGACACTTCAATACAATGGTCGCTGTATTGCAGTAATAGTATTTATCGTTTTTGGGTATTATCCTAGTACAAGGGTATAGATATCAACCAGTTCTTTTAGAATAGGATCAGTTACTTCTTCGCCTTCGCCTGCTGCTCGTTGCCATGCACCTAGCTCATCTTCGCCGCCAGTTTCGTTATATACTTCTAAAAATCCTAATCCTGCGCCAGCTTCTGTATTGTATCTAGTTTCGCCAGTAACAGCTGAACTATTTCGTTCTGCATTATTACCAAATGGAACAACAAGTCCTGTAGTTCCGTTAAATTTTACATATCCTAAACCTGTTGTAGCAAGTGTTAGTAAATTATTAGATGTATTAGAAAAATTATTATCTTTCAAATCTATGTCAAAGACATTAACAACATTTGTTGCTGTAGCTCTTCTAAGTTCTAAATCTGAATTTGATAATGTTGTTGTTATAAGGTTGTTGTCAAACAACACATCGCCAGTAGATAATCCATGTAAGTTAGTACTGTTACTATCAATTGAACCTATTTGGGTGCCGCCTACTGTTAATACTATTGTGTTGTTAGTATCATGTGCGTCTACACCTTCTTGTCTATCGCTTGAATATATTCCACCAAAACTTAAATTACCGCTTGAGTAACCTTCAAATAAACTTGTATCAGTATTAAATCTAAAGTCAGCAGTTTCGTTGTTCTGTTGTAGTGTTGTACCTCTACTTACAATCAATGCTGCATTGTTATCTGTATTAAATAGTTCAGTTTGCGGGCTTAGATTTAAGTCGCCGTCAAGGGTAGTAACTGTATTTCCAGTAATTCTTATATTACCAGTATCAACTCTTTCACCATCAATAAAAGTAACTTCTAAACCATTGTTTACAGTTATGTTGCCGATTCCACTAAAGTCAATAGAGTTTGCATCAATACTTGTTTCGCCCGTATCAAAGTCTACAAAGAAATTTTCGCCTACGCTAAATTTACCTTTTTGATCTGTAAGAGTATATACAATGCTGCCAGAATTTAATTCAACTACCTCTTGACTAGGTATTGCAAGTGTGTTATCATTAGTTGTGTCTTTACCGGTACCAATATAAGCAAGATTATGACTAATTAAATACATCAGTGTATTTGCGCCGTCTGCTACTACACCAAAATTTCCGTATACATTTGCTGAGCCAATTGACCTAACTTCTGCACCGTAACGTATCGAAGCATCAGGCATTAGTTTGCCACTAGCACCTTGTGTAGCATACAATCCTCTATTAGCAAAGTATGTAAAGCTGTTAAGCCACTCTACTCTTACACCGTTTGTCATTGTAATACAATCAACGCCGGGCGTAATAAATGTTACACTATGAAATAACATACTAGCTTCTAAACTTGCACTGTCTAATGTTGCACCGTCAATTAATGCGCCTTTGCCTGCATCGCCTTGTGCAAAACCTCTTGGGTCACTTGCACTTGTTACACTGCCTTTTGTAATAACTGTTACGTTTCTAATATACGGTGAACGTGTGTTTACTAAGCCGCCGGCAGTAAATTGAAATGCATATCCATTATAAAAATCTTTAATAGTTAAGTGTTCGATTGTAACATCATCTTCTAAATAAAATGCACTATTAGTTTGTGTTGCAACTGTGGGTTTAATAATAACATTTCTTATATCTTCACCAACAATATCTGTATGAGAAGGAACAGTTAGTGGAAATTCTTCTTCGTATTCACCTGGAAATACGTGTATAACTGTTGGGCCAGAAGTACTTCCATCTATTACACTTAGTGCGTGTTTAAGTGTACGAAACGCACCGTGTTGATGATCACCTACATTTGTATCACTACCTAATGTACTAACATAAAATGTATTTCCTTGACGTCTTGCTAGGCTGGAGTCGCCGCTGCCAACAATTACTTCATCAAGAACAACTGCTCGCGAGTTTAATAGATTACTGTAAATATCTAACCATTTTTTACTAAGCGAGCCTAAATCGCTTGTGTTAGTTTGATCTGGTATAATATCACTATTAACGTCAGATGCAAACGTTACATTATCTTCGTCATCGTTGCCAAAAGTAAAATCGCCAGTAGTTTGTATATTGCCTGTTGCATGTAATGCTCCTGTAATATTCCAGTCACTTTGAATATTTACTGTACCATTTCCATTTGGACGGAGCTCTATATTAGTATCTGTAGTTGTTGTGCTAATAGTATTAAAATCTAATTTTAAATTATCAGTTGCAATCGAAGTAGCAGAAATGTTATTTGCAGCATTAAAGTTAATAAAGCCGTCGCCGCCGAGCGCAACAATTTGACTGGTGTCAATTGTAAAATTTGCAATATTATTGTAGGTTGAAATTAAATTTGTTGACGCTAATGTTGTTGGTATAGTAAGTGCATCAGATGCAGCTTCTGTATTAATACCAATTTTAGAATTGTTAACATCAAGGTGTAAGAGTGCAGTATTACCACTAGTGTTTTTAAAATTAAGATTAATACCTTGACGTAAAAGATTGTCTTTTAATACGCCGCCGCCAATGCGGCCATTTTGTGCTTCTGGCATGCCCTACTTCTCCTCTGACAATGTATTTATTTGTCTAGGTTATGAATTACAGTAACTGGTTTGCCAGTAGGCACAGGACTTGTAAATTTAATCCACCAACCTGTACCTGTTTCAGTATAAGGATGATTAGGACCTTCTTCTGCGCCACCGCTTGTAACTTCTGCTGTTTGATGTATTGTATAGTTTGTAGTGGGTATTTGTACTACATTTTCAATTAATACAATAATATTATTAGCAGTTGCAGGAACAGGATAATCTGGATCATTACTTTGTAATTCACCAAACACAGTTTCGTCTGCTGCTATGTTACCAACGCCTAGATTTTGCCAAACAATTCCAGGATCTTGATTAGGTTCTTTAAAGCGCACTTCTCTCCATGCACCGTTTTGGTATACTTCTAATTGATTGTCGGTACTGTTATATCTTAGTTGTCCTGCACTTGAACTAGTATCAATTCCTGCTTCGCCAGGACGTTGTGCCAAAGTTCCAACTGGAACTTTCATAGCACGAGTACTATCGACAACTACTTGGTCGTCAATATCATACTTTACTCCTTTAGAGTAAATACCTCTTAGATTTGTACTTTGTGCTTTGATTAATCTCATGTTATACTTCCAAATAACTCACTGTCGCTGCAAGGTCAGTTAGTGCTGCTCCAATGTCAGGTTCAGCAACAAATGAAATTTTATCGCCAACTTCTAATACAATTTTTTCACTATCAAATGTAAAAGTTTCGCCTGCAGGTAATTCTAAGTTATTAATAACTCTTGTTACAGTATTACTCAAACTTGAACTTTGTGGAATTAAATGCATATCAAATGATGCCGCTGCTGTACCATTATTACAAACTAAAATATTTGTAATTGCATACGACTTACTAGCTGGAACTGTTATCATATCTAGTTGTGTAGTCGTTAATTGTTGGTTTACTATTGCCATTTTTAATCCTTAAAATAACATTCCGTATAGGAGTGCTCTGTTATTACTTACTAACTCGTCTCTGTTTCCTTCGTCATTTACGAAATAAATTCCAGAGTTTCCAGTGTACTGATCTGCTATATATATTTTAGTACCATCTAATGCTTGTGCAGGTTCTAAACTAGGGTCGCCTACACTAGGAACTTTATTTAAATGTAATGTATCATCTATTCTAATATTACCAGTACCTGCAGATCTTAGTACTAAGTCTTCATTACTTGAAATTGTTTCAATTGTTGATCCAGCAATTCTTACTTCGTCAAATTCCCAACGGTCAGCATACAACTGACTTACAACGTTGCCATCAATTGTAAATTTAATTACACTATCAACACCAGTATTTTCTTCATCATCAATTTCAATACTACTAGGTGTTGAATCGCCATCACCAATTTGACGTAAGAAAACATTTGCAAAGTTAAATGCAACATAGTCAACTACTGCCTGTGCGTTCGGTATTACATCTGCCTTTGTAGCATTATATCCTGTTAAGGTGCCACCACCATCGTATGTAAATACCTTTCTTTCGTAATCAACAGTAGGACTTACATTTACAGTGCTTGTTCCAGCATTTAATATTAAATTTTGACTTCTTGAATCGATTTGATTTGTTGCTAATGATATTAAGTTACTACTTTCATCGATTGCTATAAATCCGCTTACATCTTCATCATATTTAAAAAATGAATCAGGCAATGAACCACGATTGATTCTAATACCTGCTTCATTCAATGTAATGCCAGCGCCAGTTTCTCCACTGTTTAGTAATATAATATTATCTTCAATATTTAATTCAGCGGTATTTACTGTTGTTGTTTCGCCTCTAACTAATAAATTGCCAGATATTTCAACTGTACCCGTTTCAAAACCAGTATCCAAATAGATTTTTCCGCCAGTCTTAACGTTTATTTTATAATTACCATTGGGTACATTTAGATATTTTGACATTCTTTAATCCTATTTAAAAGTTTATGGGGGAACTTAATCCCCCATAACTAATCTTAGTCAGCTTCGAAATCGTCTGCGCCAGTGAAGTCATCAGCTGTACCAGCTTCTTCCATTTCAACTTTAGCATCGTCTGCT